CGCTATACACGATTCGGATTATATCTATGATCTGCTTAAATCGCACACCCAAGAACACGAGAAGCTTAAGTTATTTGATAACAACAACGCTAAACAATTATATTTCCAACGCTGTTAATGCGCCCTATCGGGCGCTTTTTTATCATAGCGAATCAATTAAACGAGTTAAATACCAACGTGCTTTTTCTGCATCTTCTTTGGCATCAATCTTATGCCACAGTCGTAGCAGATACTTCAGCACTTGACCTTGTAAGAAGCCATGCTTTGTTGATGGTGCTTCCATGATTGCATCTTCAATAATATCAATTGCTTCGTACCGTCCAGTCGTGTAATGACTTGGTGAATTGACAGCATCATCTTCTACATTTATAACATCAGGTGCAAGCTTTAACCAACGATCATTCTTTGCGTGCTTGTTCTTCATTTGAAACATATCCCATTTCTCTTCAGTCAGTTCTGAAAGTTTTATCTCATCAAGCTCAAATATCTTGAGATTCTTTTTTAATTCATCGTAATCCATGTAGTCGCACTATTGCTCTTCACTACCTAATATAGGAATGAATAAGTTATATCGTGGATATGAATGCGCCTGAAGGAGATCCTACCTACATCAAAAACAAAGACAAGTACTTTATGGAAGTTGCAAAAACAATTGCGCTTGCATCAACGCACCCGACGTCCCCTGGTGGCTGTGTCATCGTACGTGATAGAGAAATTATTGGAGATGGTCGATCTATTCTTTGTGCGTCAAAGGTAGAAGTTGATTGTCTTACATATGCAATTGGTGCAACATCTAAACGTGGCACACCAACGACAGGTGCAACTGTTTATACCACTCGTTATCCTTTCTCTCCTTCTATCTTTCAGTGCTACATCATGGGGATTAAGCGTATCTTTATCCTTGCTCATGAGTGGGAACCTTACTACAAAGATGAGTTCCGTAGAGCAGCACGACTGGCACGTGAGCTGTCTATATCTATTGAACCTATGTTTGAAGATGATAAAAAAATGAAATGGATTAAACGAAATATTGACCCTGAACTATTTCAACTAGATCAGTACGACCCTAAGACTAAAACTGAAACTATCAATGACGACCCAACTTCTCTTTGACATAGAATCTACCGGCTTACTGCGCCGTGGTTCGACAATTCACTGCATCGTCATGCGTGACATGCANGATCCAGATGCACCACAAGTGTTTGATCACAAGCCTGATCGTGCAGTCATTCAAGGCATTAAACAACTTGAGCGTGCAGATGCTTTGATTGGACACAACATCATTAATTATGATGTACCTTTGATCAAAGAACAGTTCTCTGACTTTTACATTTGAAGGAGAACTAATTGATACTCTNGTGTTGAGTAGATTGTTCTATCCTCACATTATTGATCGTGACTATGAGCGTAGGCCAACAGGCATGCCACAGCGTCTGTACGGTCGCCATAGCCTAGAAGCATGGGGCTACCGCTTACGTTGCTTCAAGGGAGACTTTGGTAAGTCTGACAATAATGATTGGTCTGTTTATACACCAGAGATGCTTGACTATTGTATTCAAGATACTCAAGTAACACTAAAACTATACGAACTACTACGTCGGAGGATGCAAGACTATGAATGATTATGTGAAACTAGAGATGCGCCTTGCTGAATTAATGGCACAGCAAGAAGCTTCAGGCTTTCGCTTTGATATGGATGCTGCTACGCGTGTTCGTGCAGAGCTTCAGCAAGAGTTTGACGATCTTACTGACAAGATTACTTCTGTATATCTGTATGTACCTGGCAAAGTCTTTACACCTCGTCGTGCTGACAAGAAGAAAGGCTACATCGCTGGTGCATCTATGACACGTCTAGTAGAGTTCAACCCTACTAGCAGGCAGCATATTGCATGGGCTCTGCAGAATTTTCGTGGTGCTCGTTTTACTAAGGTTACTGACACAGGTAAACCTAAAGTTGATGAAGCAACGATCTCAGAGATCCGTGACCTTGCTTTGTCACAGGGCAATCAACGTTTGCATGATGAGTGTGAGATGTTTATTCGCCTGCTTACTTTGCAAAAGTGGCTTGGTCAGCTTTCAGAAGGTGCCAACTCCTGGTTTAATTCAATTGAAGACGATGGATGCATCCATCACAGCTGNACACTTGCTACNCAAACAGGGCGTAATGCTCACCGTGGTCCTAACCTCGGTCAAGTTGTAAGCGCACCTTGGGCACGTGAGTTGTTTGTACCTCACGCAGGGCATGTAATGGTCGGTGCTGACCTTGAAGGTCTAGAGCTCCGATGTTTGGGACATTACCTTGCCCGCTTTGACGAAGGTGCGTTTGCCGAAGTTGTACTGAACGGTGATATCCACCAGCAGAATGCTGACCGTGTCGGTTGTACTCGTAAGGAAGTCAAGACTCTTACGTATGCCTTTATCTATGGTGCAGGCGACCAGAAGCTTGGTCATAGCCTCAGTCCAGAGCTATCTGATGCACAAAAAAAGCAGCTAGGTCAAGAGCTGCGTCGCAAATTCCTTGACGCTATCCCAGGTTTGGAGCCACTTATCGATGCAGTTAAAGAACGAGTTAGAGGTAGCGGTCGTCTTAGGGCTCTTGATGGGCGCCCTATCTTCTGTCGTGCCGAGCATGCAGCTCTCAACTATCTTCTACAATCAGCCGGCGCCATCTTATCCAAGCGATGGGTGGTGATTGGTCAAGATTTAATTGATCAAGCAGGGCTTACATATCACTCTGACTACACCCGCTGTGCTTACGTACATGATGAAGTTCAGCTGTCTGTACTACCTAGTGAATCTGACCATGTTGTACAGCTTCTTGAACAAGCAGCGCCCCTAGCAGGAGAATACTACAACTTCAAAGTACCTATTACTGCATCAGGTGCGCAGGGCATTAACTGGGCTGCCACTCATTGATAAAATAATTATATGGATAAAGCTATTAGTTACTTACAACAGCAGCATCCTTGGCTTACTTATGCCGAAGGATTTGCTTTAGTAATGGATAGCTATGAACGTCATAAGCCAGAAAATAAATATAGTGGTATGACTAAAACATTGATTGATATTGATGTGCGTATCTTTGGTCGTGAAAAGCGTGAGCAGTTAATGAATCGATTGGCCGTTATTCAAGAGTGGGCTTAATGTTCGCCGTGAACCAGTAACAATCGTTACAATTTATATAAGTGCGTTGAACCTTTAGCTAGGTCGCAAGTAACCCGCAGGGGCGAAGCAACGGGAATTCATTCACACTTATCGAGAACAACTTATGTCTAACCTGACCGTACAGGGCTTAATTTCTGCCCGCAAAAAAGAGCTGCGCAATCAAGCTGAGCGTCAGCATCACATCAGCAATGAACTGCAGACTGTGACTTGGACTAAAGAGGACAAGGCCGGTCGTTGCTACACCTACCGTGGTGTGCAGTACTGTTACAACTGAATGTCTGACCCTAAGCTAACACTTAGGGTCTTTTTTTGTCTTTTCATAAGTTATAATTTCTAAGAGCGATAGGCATTTATCGCTATTAATATATTCAAGTAATTACTATGTAAAACTTTTATTGTTTCCNGCTTCATTTTTAGTGCCATTAGTGGCACAGCTGCTGTGGCTGGACCTTATGCCAACGTTGAAAACAACGCAGGCTGGACTGGTTCTGACTTTGATGCTTCTGTAACTGAAGTGCACGCTGGCTATGAGTTTGAAGCTGGTGAAGATGTGACTATTTACGTGCAGGGTGGTCCCGCATTCGTAGCTGTTGATGGCGAGGAGACCGAGACTGAAATCTCCGGCAAGCTTGGCGTGANTGCTGATGTCTCTGACAACTTAGAAGTCTATGGTGAAGTTGCATTCATTACTGAAGACCAAGAGTTCGATACTGAAGACCTTTCACTTGCTACCAAGCTGGGTGTGACTTATCGTTTCTGATAACTGAATAACACTTAAGGCCCTACTATCGTAGGGTCTTTTTTAATGTTTCTTAGAATAGATATGACTGTAGAATATAATCTTAATGTCTCAAGCACGGAAGTTAATTGATGAATATCTCCGCGAAGGGCATTTATCTGCTAATCGTAGCCAGCCTATTGGTGCCGGTAGTTACGGCGTTGTTTATCAATCCGATGTCCCAGGTAATGTAATCAAGCAGAGCACGCAGTACGGGCAAGACTTAGAGAAAGAAGCTAATCTCCAAGCCATCGCTGCTGACTTTGGTATTGCACCACAAGTACGTGGGTTAGAAACCTTTCGTGGTGGTGTAGGTGACCGCATTGAGATGCAAGATATTCGTGATAACTATACTGTTGGTACTTCACCTACTGCTCGGCAATCTGTTCAACAAGCTCAGCAGATTGGAGAGCTTGCACTGCGGGGTGTACGGTTAGAAGATAGACGTGACGCTAACATTGCTTACAACAAAACAACCGGTAGACCAATGCAGCTTGACTTTGGTATTGCTGACAAGATGGATAAAGCACAGTCCGCTGCCTATCTTTCACAAGCTACTGCTGA